CGGACTCGAACCGCGGACCTGAGGTTTACAAAACCCCTGCTCTACCAACTGAGCTACGCCGGCATCTAGACTATTTCAACAAATCCTCATGTTGCATATTTTTCTGACGGCGCAAGTTATTTTGTGCTGCACCATCTAATCGGTCAAGACGATGCTCAATGCGCTTATGCCAAAAATAATCAATCACATTCACTACAACTAAGCAGATTACAGCAAGACTCAAAATAGTAATTGCATATTCCATATACGTCTCCTTAAAAATGGCTCCTCAGGATGGATTCGAACCACCGACCGGACGGTTAACAGCCGTCAGCTCTACCACTGAGCTACTGAGGAATAATTCAAAACCTTTCTGGTAAAACGATTTCAAAATTTTCTGAATCGAGCCAACGCTCTTCACCAGTTTTAAGCGAGCGGATTGATTGTTCACCAGGACGCAGTGGTGACTTCCAGTCAGTCACTTCCCACATCTCACCGTGCTCACGAACACGGTTCTTACCATGTCGTGTCAAGCCACGGATTTTGATAATGTCACCCATTTCACGCAACCTTGGTGATTGTCACATCGCCGGTCGAGCAATTAACAGACTCCCACGTTTCCGTGGTGCGCCAATCCGATTTCTTCCATTCGCTACACATGTTCATCTCCTTATTCATCATATATACATTCTATATCGTGGAAGATAATATGTCAACCGTTTTTTTGATTTTTTTATGTAAAGAACTCAATCACTTATAATTTTTTTCTTGCCGATATTGTACTTCGCCACCAGCTCCCAGTCATTTTTCTCTTTAAATGGTAGAACTTTGATCTGACTGATAGGAGCCACTGGGTTATCAGTCTGAGACGGACTCAAGATCTCTACGAGATCCCACTCCTTCAGCAGATTAGCAATCGTGTTCCTTCTAGCAGTATCTGAATCTGACATGTTCGAAGGTTTACCGTCAAGTGCAAATAGCTCCTTGAAGTGCACAATGAAGTACCTTTTCTGCTTGTGCAGAATATGGCATGACTGATAAAGTATTTGTTCTTTTTTAGATGCAACGCCGATGCGAGTGAGAGTCTCTCTGACTTTTAAAAAGTCATCATCGCTTTTCAGACGCACCTCGACGAGATTGTTTATATCGAAACTCATTTTTTCAAACCACCCTTCTCAAGCTTTGCTTTTATTTCTTTTATCTGTTGAGAAGACAGAATATCCATGACCTGTTTGGCTTTATCATAACTATACCCATAATACTCTACCACCGCCTCAAGATCATCGTGATGTTCAGTCTTGGCCCATTTGGCAAATCGCCTTTTGGGCCTAATCATATTTATTAAAAATGAAAATTGCAGTTTACTTTCCAGGTGTGAATACATATTCATCACGTTGGCATAGTGAACAGTATCTTCAAAATATGAGAACTGACGGTTGGTTAGATATGGGTTGTATCCCCTTTCGGCTAGTTCATCATTATCAGTATTTGACATGATGTCCTTACCAGAATTTATTGCATTCACATAATCAAATGGATTCATCACAAACACGCTTTCGAAGTTCAGTAGTAGAGAACCTGTGGTCTCTAGTATTAAAATACAGATCAATGCCTCGGCGCTTGCATATGTCTCTACCAGTAAAATCCTTATCTCTATATTCTACACCAAGGATCCTTACTTGTAAATCAAAAGCCTCTAAAATATCTTCAAGATCTTGTTCGGTTGAATATGGAATTATTTCATCGACATACTTTACAGCACTGAGCTGAATGTATCGCTCAACTATTGACTGTACGGGCTTGTTTTTCTCTTTGGGTCTATCCAGTGTTGGATCGGTTTGCAAGGCACATATTAAGTAATCACACTTGCTTTTGGCTTCTCTGAGCATTTGAATATGCCCAGCGTGTAGTAAATCAAAAGTAGAAGCCGTAAGAGCTACTATCATTGATGTGACCTCTTACCATCAAAGACACAAACAAAGTAGCACCCCTTTGCTCCAGCATGAACTCTATGAAATACACCGTCTTCTACAAGAACCATATCACCTTCATTGAAGGGAAAATGCTTTTCATCTAGTTCCATCATACCACTGCCCTCCATGAACATATATACTTCTTCCTGCCCTGGATGAGTGTGGCCAGAGGTACTTTTGTTTGCATTCAAGCGTGTTGAACTAACGATAAGATTATTTAGTAAGTTGTTATCCTTGACCAGATATCTATCGTCTTGCTTTACGATATCACCGCCGATTTCAACTAAGGGAAAAACATTACCAATGTCCCATTTGTTAATATTTTCTCTAATCATTTGAACTCACAGTCTGTCATAATTTCAGTTAAACAAGCGACCAGATTGACTTCCTGATCTACAACGAAAGCAGATTTGTAGGAGTAGTCTGCAATATGAAGAACGAGTTGTGGTATCGATCTTTCGTTTATGTACTCAGAGGAAGTATCATAAAGTTTCCTATAAAGCACCGATTGTTCAATATCAGAGTTCTGGCCTACCCATTTACGCATCTCCTTGAAATTTCGGTCCTTTAAAAAAGAGATGAGTTTTTTGTAATTGTCATCGCCCAGATTGACAAGAATGCCAGTGTCAATATTACCAGTAGCAGAATACCGTTGTAGTTCATTAAGTACCCTCCTCCAATCAGGAAAATGCTTTTTAATCAGTTCTGCAATCACCTGTGGATCAAAAGTCACATTTTCTGATTTAAGAATTGTCTGAACCCGAGACATAAACCCAGATGCTATATTTGGTTTTTCTTTTGTCGGAATCTTGAACTCAATAACCGAGCACCGAGAGTGTAGTGGCTCGATGATTCGATTCTTGAAGTTACATGTTAGAATAAATCCACAGTTCTTGGAATACTCTTCCATAAAATTACGGAGAGCAGGCTGAGTCGACTGAGGATTTAGATAGTCAGCCTCGTCAAGGATTACATATTTACGAGCACCAGTAAGAGATACTGTCGATGCAAAGTTTTTAATCTCCACACGAAGCGTATCGATGTTACCATTCATCGAACCATTAATTACGATATAATCAAAGCCGCATTCTTCCAGCATCGCCCTTGCAACCGTAGTCTTGCCAACACCAGGACCGCCGGTGAGGAGAAGATTTGGCACATAGTTTTTGCCCACGAAGTTGACAAATGTTTGCTTAAGCTCTGCTGGAAGAATACAATCGTCGATCTTGGACGGACGATATCGCTCTACCCACAATTCTTGCATAATATAATCCTTAGTTAAGGTTTGCGTTTCAGAAAATCTGGAATCTTTAGCAGCTCTGCCGTTTCCCAGATCTCTTTACACTTTTCACATTTGGTTCTAGGTTTTTTAGAACCGGTATAATCAGGATGTTTTTCACACTTTACCAATTTACTATTACCGGCTTTCCGTTGCAATGTAGTACTGCAGCTTACCTCCATTAGTTGAGAAGTGGCTGATGCCCTTCGAAGAAATCCGAACAGTGTAGTCTGCTGGCATGAACTTTAGATTTTCGACCTTAAACACCAGATCAAATTCAAGATCGGTTGAACCGACCACAGTGCGGAAAGTATTGGATGATTCATCTTTAGAGTTACCAACAACTAGAGTTACATCACCGCCTGAACCAATCACCGACCAATTTGGAAGTTGAAGAACACTTGCCGCAGCCATTGTTTTCTTGAACACATCATCTTTAAGTTCAAATTCAACGACAATATCAGGCAGATCAAGATCTTTTTCTGGGGCCTGCATAATCATGTTAGCATCAGCATAACCGTAGGTGACTGATGACACACCATTCTTGATCTCGACAGAACGATCACCAAAATCAAAATCAGGTGACTCGAAAATACTTACGGTACTGAGAAACTGATTCAGATCATAAATTCCGAATGGTGTTTCAAAAGAATCATCGACCTCTGCTCGAGCAATAATAGTCTTTTGTGGAGAGATCGTTTTCACAACGTTTCCAGAATTGACATACAAAGATGGATTAATTGAAGTAAAACTCTTCAGAACAGAAAGAGTGTTTTGAGAGATGTTCATTTCTTATCCTCATATAAATGACAAAATTTAGTAGTTAACTCAATAATAATATCACACATAGTAGCTTAAGTAAACAAAAATACTCATTTTAGTTTTTGATTTACATCAGCAGTAGCGGCGGCTCCGATATTTGCGAGATCAATCAAGCTTCCACCAAACACATAAGATCCGGTGTGTGACATATTCATCCACGGGCACATCCAGACTTTGAGACCAATCCTTCTTGACCACTGACAGAACATGTAGTCCTCCGAAAGATAGCGATTAGACTCCTCATCAATCAGAGCATCAAAATAACACATGATCTGTCGTGAACCGTCGAAATTTTCTGATCTCACATGATCTGGTGTGTATTTTAGTTCTGGATATTTTTCTTCGAACTTTTCAAATGTCTTGCGCTGGATCATCATGAATCCAGTACCACCTTCGAGAACTTCGACTGGCTGATCTAGTGGAATCTCATTTACACCATTCGCTGGATTAAAAACATAGTCACCAACATAGTT